CGTGACGGGGCAAATGGTTTAACATCCGAATCGGTTGGATAAAATGGTATGTTTCGATCCAATATGATAACACCGAAAAAATAAATTTTCGGAATGATTTTTAACAATAAAAAACGGTTTTTAAAATTAGCATCTTTTTTAGGTGCTTTTTTTTTGCTCCGCAAACCGTTGGTATCACTACGAAACTTAGATCACACAAATTTAATACTCGTATAGCTTAGAGCAAAGAAAGTGCGTTAAAACGGCTAAAAATGGCACGTATGCGATTTTCGTTAAAACCAAAGAAAAACCAAAATAAAACAATTTAAATACTAATTAAATCCGATTTTTTTTGTATAGATTAGCGAAATGAATGAATACCGAATCGGATATCCATCGAAGAAAAAAATTCGAAAAATCTTGCGATTATACGGCGTTGATGTGGCATATATTTATTTTTCGGATGCTTGGGATATTGGCAAACGTGGGGGCATATTTTGGGAGCGTAACGATATGAAAAAAGCGATGATCGGAATCGATAAACATTTCGAAAAATTTGGAATCAAGTTTATTCGAATCAAAGAATATGGCGTAATTCATTCAATACATTTAAAGAAAATTAAAATTAAAATTTAAACTATATTTGCGATATGAAGAATCGAACGATAAACATAATATTCGGAATGTTATTACTTCCATTTGCGATAATACTTTTTTTCGTGGATCGTATAATTCTTGTTTTTCTTTGTTGGCAGAAATCGCCATCGATACAAGAATATTTTAAACAAATGTATAATATCAAAATGGCGGTTTATCGTGTTTCAGCGATTACCGTTTTATACTTAATTTATCTTTTTATTAAATGGTTACTTTAAAGAAAAACGAAATAATAATCGTTAACGTTTCCGATATAAAGGAAAACGAAGAAAATCCACGATACATAACGAAAGAAGATTTTGCCGATTTAGTGGAATCGATAAAAGGTTTTCCGGAAATGTTAGAAGTTAAACCTATTGTACTGGATGAAGATTATATTATTTTGGGCGGTAATATGCGAATCAAAGCATTAAAAGAAGCCGGATTTAAAACCGTGCCGGTGGCAATCGCTTCCGGATGGAGTAAAGAACAAAAGAAAGAATTTATAATAAAAGATAATATTCATTCGGGGCGATGGGATACCGATATACTGGCAAACGATTGGAATACCGATAAATTATCCGAATGGGGATTAAATATATTTACTCCGGAAGACATCAATTTAGGCGAATTCTTTGAAGAAGAAGAAGAAAACGAAACACCGGATACGATATCGAAAACGATCGTATTAACGTATTCGGATGATGAATATTTAATAATCAAAGAAAAATTATCGAAAGTGGCATCCACGCCGGAAGAAGCGATCCGGATATTGCTATCGAAATATAAAAAATGAACGTGTATTTAGCCGGATTAAATTGCGGTAATATATCCAAAAATCAAAAAATGAACATTTATTTAGCCGGTTTTCACGGCGAAAAGAATCGAACGAATCAAAACGATATTTTAAAACAAAAAATTTACGTACTTGAATCATTCGCATATATAAAGGATTGGCAATTACCATTAATAAAAAACGAATGGAATTTTTTGCTTGATTCCGGAGCGTTTACATTTATGGCGGAAGGAAAAGAAAAGGGCGTTAACTGGATTAAATACGTTGATGATTATGCCGATTTCATTAATAAAATGAATATCGATTTATTCTTCGAACTTGATATCGATTCCGTAATGCCATTAAAAGAAGTTGAAAAGCTTCGAAACCATTTAGAAAAACGAACGGGAAAAAAATGTATTCCGGTATGGCATCGATCAAGGGGCGTCGATTACTGGATTAAAATGTGCAAAAATTATCCGTATGTAGCGATTTCGGCATCCGGTAAATATGCGTCGGCGTGGGTGCATGATAACAAATCGATCCACGTGATAAACAAAATGATCGATATCGCACATTTAAACGGGGCGATCGTTCACGGATTAGGATACACAAAATTAAAGAAGTTAGAAGATGTAAAATTCGATTCAGTAGATTCGACCGCTTGGCTATATGGAAACCGTGGCGGATTTCTTTTCCAGTTTAACGGAAAAACATTAATTAAACATAATAAACCGGAAGGATCACGAATGAAATCAAACGAAATAGCGATACATAATTTTAAAGAATGGGTAAAATTTCAAAAATATGCAAAAGATAATTTATAACACCGATAAAGGCAGAAAGTTCGGATTATGGAACGATCAAATTTCGAAATTAATGTATTTCGATTGTATGGATTTATTTTTAAAGGATATCGATATATCCGGAAAAGTTGCCGATTATGGCGGTGCTAACGGTAATTTGAAAAAGTTTATTCCGAATTCCATATCCATCGATATTGATCCATCAAAAAAACCGGATGTACTGGATAATATATTATATCATTCCGGAAAATATGATTTAATCATAATCCGTTATGTACTCCATTATTTGAGTAACAACGAACGAAAAGAATTATTCGATAAAATAAAATCATTTCATAAAGGCAAAGTTTTGATAATTCAATTTACCAACGATGGAAACGATTTTTTAACTAAAAAAAAGAACTCCATTAACGAACGAAAATATTTTATGGATACAAATATGTTAATAAACACTTTGAAACCGTTTAAAACGATTAAAAGTGATAAAATCGCATATAAAGTAACAAAAGAATTTTATCGAAATCGATTAGAAAATCATAATGCTAAAGAACACGGCGAAACCGTACACGGAATTTTAATACAAATGTAAAAAATGGAAAAAAAATCAATCATAACCGCAGAACGATATCACGATATTTCGTGTGGGCATAGGGTGCACGATCACGAATCGAAATGTAAACATTTACACGGGCATAATTACCGTTTTCATTTTACGATTACGGGCACACTTGATAACATCGGAAGAATAATCGATTTTTCAGTTATAAAGGAAAAATTATGCGAATGGTTGGAAAATAATTACGATCATAAATTCCTTATATGGAAGAATGATCCATTTATGATAACGTTAAACGAAATCGATCCGGATGGAATACACGTTACCGATTTTAATCCAACGGCAGAAAATATCGCAAAACACTTTACCGAAGTGATTGCCCCTATACAATTAAACGGAACGAATACCGAATTAATTAAATGTACTATCGAAGAAACAAGGAAATGCAAAGCAAGTTATGAAATCATTAAAAATTAGCGAATTATTCTATTCCTTACAAGGCGAAGGAATAAGGCAAGGAACGCCAACATTTTTTATCCGTTTACAAGGATGTAAAGCAAAAAATGCTTGTTACGAAGCCGGAATCCGATGCGATACGGAATTCGAATCCGGATCGGAATATACACCGGAAGAATTATTAAAATGGATACATTCGATTAACACCGTATGTAATGAAATCACTTTTACTGGTGGCGAACCGTTGGATCAATTAACAAAAGAACATATCCAATATTTTAAAGATTTAGGATATTACATTTGTATAGAAACAAGCGGATTACATTCGGCACCGGATAACATCGATTTTATTTGCGTTTCGCCGAAAGTAGCCGAACACGTTATTAAAAAGAATTTTCCATCCGGAGTAACCGAACTTCGTTACGTTCGCCACAAAGGGCAATCGATTCCAGTACCTTCGATAAAGGCAGATCATTACTATATTTCGCCCCATAGCGATGGATTTACCATCAATCAAGAAAACGTTAAACATTGCATAAATCTATGTATGGAAAATCCATCGTGGAAAATATCAGTACAAATGCACAAATTATGGAATATCCTATAAATACACCGGAATGGCATTTCCAACAAATATTAGCAAAGTTAGGCGAAGATATCGAACGTGAAGGATTACAAGAAACACCGAAACGATATATTAAATTTTTAAATGAATTTTTAACGCCGGAGCATTTCAAATTTACCACGTTCGATGCCGAACAAACGGATGAAATGATAATACAAATGAACATACCTTTTTTTTCATTATGTGAGCATCATACTGCGCCATTCTTCGGCACGTGTAATATCGCATACATTCCGAACGGAAAAATTATCGGATTATCAAAGTTGGCACGAACGGTCGATCTTTATTCCAAAAGATTACAAAATCAAGAAAGAATAACGACCCAAATTGCCGAACGTTTGAACGAAGAATTAAAACCGTTAGGCGTTGCCGTTTCAATGAAGGCACAGCATCTTTGCATGGCTATGCGTGGAGTAAAAAAACACGATACGCACACCGTAACAAGCAAATTAATCGGAGTATTTAAAACGAATTCGGATGCCCGAAAAGAATTTTTGGCGTATATTAAATAATATGAAGCAAAAAACTACGAAAACCGACATACTAAAAAGGGCGATGATAGTGGCACTTGAAAAATCGCTTGGCGTTGTTACATCAGCGTGTAAAACCGTTAAAATTCATCGATCAACGCATTATGATTGGATGAATGATGATCCGGAATATAATAAATCCGTAATCGATATTCAAGATATCGCCATCGATTTCGCTGAATCACAATTACATAAACAAATTTTAGATGGTAATACAACCGCCACGATCTTTTTCCTAAAAACAAAGGGCAAAAAACGTGGTTATATTGAACGTTCGGAAGTACACACGATCAACGGTAAACCGGATTTTTCCGAATATTCAACGGAAGAATTAATCGAATTGGCACAACTGGATGAAACGAAGGAATAACACACCGGAAGAAGCAAGAAATGAAATACTATATGAAATATCATATCGATCATTTTGGCATTTTTGTTTACACTACGATAAAGAGTTTTTCGGAAAACGTTTATTTCTAAAGGAAATCGCCGATGCTTTACAAGAAATCGAAGAAGGCAAAACGAAATCATTATCCGTATCGATGCCCCCACGATCCGGCAAATCATACGTGGTTTCCTTGTTTTGTGCGTGGACTATTGGCAGAAATCCAAAAGAATCAGTAATGCGAAACACGTGCACGGCAACTCTATACGTTAAATTTTCGTATGATGTTCGTGCGATCGTAAAATCCGATAAATTCCGTTTAATATTTAATGTTTCTTTATCCGATGATAAATCCAATTTGCAAGGATGGAACATCAATACGGCAAAAATGGTATCTTATTTCGGTGCCGGTGTGGGCGGAACGATAATCGGTTTCGGGGCAACAAAAGTAGGCATTACGGATGATCTTTATCGTGGATTGGAAGATGCGTTATCCGATACGGTAAACGATCGTATAATTCAATGGAAGGAAGCGACACACGATAGCCGTTTCGAATCCGGATGCGCCCGTATCGATATCGGTACACGATGGAGTAAAAACGATGTTATCGGAAGGAATATCGAAAACGGTGTATATGATAAAATAATTACCGTGAAGGCGTTAAACGATAACGATGAATCGTTTTGTAATGATGTTATGACTTCGGAAGAATACATCGATAAACGGAAAAAAACGCCAAAAGAAATTTGGTTAGCAGAGTACCAGCAAAATCCGATTGATATGGAAGGTCGGTTATTTAATAATTTAAACATTATATCAAAAGAAGAATTCGAAACGATAAAAAGCCGAATCGAAGGATTAATCGCATATATTGATGTAGCGGATCAAGGAAATGACTATACATCGTTGGCAATAGGGGCGATCATAAATGATAAGGTTTACATCGTTGATTATTTATTTAACCGTGATAACACCGATATAACGATTCCTTTATGCGTTGAAAAATTGAATAAATGGAATGTTTCATACTGCCGAATCGAATCGAATTCAATGGGCGCTATGTTTTCAAGATCGATACAAAAATTAACGAAAACAAGAATTTTACAAGTACATAACACACAAAACAAAATAACACGGATAATAATGCAAAGTGCGTTTATTCTTAATTCGATGATCTTCGTTAATACCGATGATCCGGATCATAATTTATTTATCGAAAACGTTTTATCATTCAGTAAAGAAGGGAAGAATAAAAATGATGATGCGCCGGATACTTTATCCGGTTTATCGATGTTCATTCGTTCGATGTTCAAACAATTATTTTAATATCCGATGATTTCTTTTACTTCTTCGGGCGATAAATTTACTCCGGATTCAATAACTTTTTTAACCACATCGGCACGTTTATTCATCGAATCCGATTTACTTACTTCATCAACTTGTAAAGATGGTATATGCGAAAAATCTGCATAAATGGAAATACCTTCATCAGTTAAGCCGAATTGATGTGCCATCGAATCATACATTTGCTGAACTTCCGGAATAATTGTATCCGTATAAACCATTTTAATCGAATCACGAACATTCGAAAAAGTGCTACCTTTTTCACTTGAAAAGATGTTAACATTTAATCCATATTGATCGATCAAAGCAATTTTATCGGATGTTAATTCTTCGAAAAGCATCAAATCTTTTGTAGGGTATGACATAGGATTCCACGTAACATCGCTTTCCGTGATAATTACTTCATCTTTCGAACGCCGAAACCACGATTTTTGAATATCCGTTTTTTCTTCCGGTGTCATTGGTATCGATCCGCCGATATCGGAATTCTTTGCCGATAAAATACCGATTGCACCGATGTTTTCAAGCAAAACATTTCTTTTGTGATATTGTGCTTTAATATTCGATAATGGATAACGTAACGATTCGATCCGTGATGATGGATTAACGATGTTCACGCCATCGGTTGTGCTCAAATATAAAGTATCTTCGAAGCTTAATTTTTCAGTATCATCGCCGTAATCGAATTCGAAACCTTCTATTAATCCGTGTTTATCCATTTGCTTTAATTTTTTACCGGATAACATAATTTTCATTCGATCCGAAGGTAACGGAACGATTAAATTTCGAATATCAAAAGATCGTTTCGGGCAATAAGCAAAAGCGGAACTCCATAACGCATCATTTACCGATAATGAATAAACGATATCGGACCACGATTGTGTTGGATTCGGTTTTTTTACCAAATCTAAAAACCAATGATTTAACACCGGATCGCCATTTATATCGTATAATAATGGAATATTGGAAGCCATCATCGAAGCACGTTTATCGATCACGGCACGTAATTCCGGAATATCAATATATAATTTATATGCGTTCGTAGTATCGACCCATACGGCAGTTTTTTGCCCCCATATACGATTAAAAGAA